ACAGTGCAACATTAAAACCTTTGAAAATTGTACCAATTTCTTTAATAGTTTTACCTATTCTAAGAGGATTTAACCACTTGAGTCCTATAATTAAAGTACCAAATGCCAATATACCCTTAGCAAAGAAAATTATTCTTTGCCAAGTGCTCATACCATCGCCTCGCATTGCTTTTGCAAGACTGTTAATACCTGCTACAAATGTACTCTTTATAAATGCACTAATACCCTTGAATACTGCCCACAATGCCATCAAGGTAAGTTTAATTTTATCTCTATTTCTTGGATCTGCAAACCACTTCAATATAGGTATTCCTACAAACATTTTAAACAGAGCACCAAGCAACTGCATCAAACCTTTTAGGAAATTGGGTGCTTTGAAAGCCTCCATCATGCGTGTTGCAAAATTTGCTTTTATTTTTTTAGGTGTTGTATAATCTGGTTTAAATTCTCTTGCTTTCTTTGCTAATGCTCTTGCACGTGCTAATTCTATCTCTTCTATCTTAATTAAACTTGCTGCTATACCATTAACAACTCCACCAAGTTGATTTATTGCTTCTACTTGTTTTTCTTGTACAGCAACAGTCGCCTTCTCTTTTGGTTCCGCATCACTAGCTGCAGCGATCCCTGTTGTAGAGACAAACTTGTAAAGATTTATTTTAGTTTTAGAGACGTTCATACTTAGTATTTATTGTCCTCCAATAGGAACTGCCTTACTAATAGGAGTTAACTTCTCAATAATTACAGGCATAGGAATAAACTCTAATTGAGATTGCATTGCATATGCTTTTGATTGTTCAGATTGACTACTATTCAGTAAATTAGTACGTGCGTTTTTACCCCTTGATGTGAATATACCAAGTGCTTCAGGTTTAACTCCTAATTCAGGTGCCATACTTCTAAGACCTTCCATGACAGCGTTAGGTCCACCACCTGTTATAAGACCTTGTGCAATATTAAATATACTACCAAATCCCATTTGATTTGCTATATCACCAAACAAACTCATTGGAGAGAATCCTGCACCTTCTACACCTGTCACTCCAAATGCTCCTAATATACCACCTAAACCAGGTATTCCATTAATTATGCCTCCTAATGCAGGGAATTTATTCATAAATCCACCAATACCACCTAAGAAATCTTGGAAACCTTGAGGTAAGAAACTGGTAAGACTACCTAAAGCACCAGATATACCACCAGTCATAAATCCACCTATAGCTTTTCCAAGGGGATTACCTGACATGAACTTACCAAAGGCAGACTCAGCACCAAAAGTTTTAGGGAAGAATCCACCTAATGCACCTAGACCACCAGTAATACCTCCCATAATATCACCAGACGCAAATGCAGATACAGCATTTGCTGCTTGCATAAATGGCATAATTGGTGCTAATGCAGGGATAAATGGTGCTGCCACACTTAAGATGGGCATAGCAACTGATGCTACTTTACTTACAACGCTACCAACAGTATTAACAACACCTTTTACAACATTAGTGACACCTTTAAATATCTTTTTAACAAATCCAAAAAGGAACTGAGGTATATGTCCACCCTGCTCAAATCCAAATTTCCACCAAGGTTTTTTATTTTGCTTTGAGGAATGACCAGTAGAATGTCTACTTACTACATCGGTAGACTTAGAACCTATACCAAAAGATCCATCCTTAACTGTATTACCATATCTTTGAATATCAGACTCTATACCTTTATACTTGTTGTCAGGTATAAAAGGCATTGTCTCATAGAACTGTCCTTTATCTTTTACAGTTTCTAATGGATTATGCTTCTTACCAAATTTTCTCTCATATGGACTTTTCTTTTTCTTCGTGATACTAAAAGAACCTTCGGGAAATGTATCACCATATCTTTCATTATCAGTTTCTACACCTTTGTAATACTTGTTTGGTACAAAATATCCTGAGTCAGAGTAAACGACTGAATTTGGATCACCACCACTTAATTTAATTTTCTTTTGAGCATATTCTATTTTTTTATCAAGACCAGATGTATCCAAACCTAAAGCTTTTCTTCTTGCTTTTTTGTCGTACATCTCTTTTAGATGATCTAGATCATAATTACCGCCAGATCCTTCATTAGTATATCCAATAATCCTACCTCTTTTATTTTTGATAGGTTTACCTTTACTAT